TGCAACAGCAGACTATACTTTCTATTTCAAAGTAGAGAATATGAAAATGTTACCAGGTGATTATGATGTTTCAGTATCTTCAAAATCTATCTCTCACTTTAAACACAAAAAGTTACCAATAGAATACTGGATAGCATTAGAGCCTGACTCTACTATCTCTGGCTAATTTTAATTTTTAAATTGTGAATAAGGTGAATTATGAGTATGGATTTTTTATGGGTCGAAGAATATAGACCAAAGACTATTAATGATTGTATATTACCAACATCATTAAAAACATTATTTAAGTCTTTCATTCAGAAAGGCGAACTATCTAATCTTTTATTTTCAGGCACACCAGGTATTGGTAAGACCACAGTTGCAAAAGCATTATGTGAAGAATTGAACTGTGATTGGATCATGATAAATGGTTCTGAAGAAGGTGGTATTGATGTATTAAGAAACAAGATTAAAAACTTTGCTTCTACTGTATCACTATCTGGTGGTAAGAAAGTTGTAATCTTAGACGAGGCTGATTATCTCAATCCACAATCCACTCAACCTGCGTTGAGAGGTTTCATTGAGGAGTTTCATGCAAATTGTAGATTTATTTTAACTTGTAATTTTAAGAATAGAATAATTGATCCACTACATAGTAGATTTTCTAATATCGAGTTCAAGATAAATCCAAAAGACAAAGGCAAACTTGCTACTAAATTATTTGAGCGATCTGTTCATATTCTCAAAGAACAAAATGTAGATTATGAAGAAAAGGTCCTTGCAGAATTAATTAAGAAACACTTTCCTGATTTTAGAAAACTGATAAATGAGTTACAAAGATATTCTGTATCTGGTGTTATAGACGCAGGTATTCTTGTAAATGTATCTGATGAAAATTTAAAAACGTTAGTAACACATTTAAAAGGTAAAGAGTTTAGCGATATGAGAAAATGGGTCGTCAATAATCTTGACAATGATCCTGTAAAAATATTTCGTAAGATATATGACTCAATGTATGAGAACTTGCAACCTGAAACTATACCTCATGCAGTTTTAATTATCGCTGATTATCAATACAAATCTGCCTTTGTTGCTGATCAAGAAATTAATCTGGTGGCTTGTCTTACTGAACTTATGTCCCAGGTTAAATTCAAATGAGTTACGAACTAAAAGAATATCTAAACGCCATCAACTTCACAAAAAAGAATTTGATGGATTCAGATGACCTGCTATGGCAGAAAAAATATCCAGCATTTATTGTAAATAAAATATTATCTGGTTTTCAAGATTGTATAATGCTCGTCAATGAAATGAATCGAAACCATTTTGTTGATAAAGATATGCAGTTCCAGTTTCTACTAAATAGTATTAGATCGAAAAAAAGATATAGTCCTTTTTTGAGATCGAGTAAACTAAAGGATTTGGATGTGATAAAAGAGTATTATGGATATAATAATGATAAGGCAAAGACCGCTCTTGATATACTTACCAAAGACGAAGTGAAATTAATTAAAGAAAAATTATTTAAGGGTGGGACAAAATGAATGAATTAGATAATAGTTGGCATCCAGAAAAGATGTTAGAAGTACAATTAAAAGAGCCTGATGATTTTCTAAAGGTTCGTGAAACACTTACAAGGATTGGAGTTGCCTCAAGAAAAGATAAAAAATTATTCCAGTCTTGTCATATACTACACAAACAAGGAAGATATTTCATAGTACATTTCAAAGAGTTATTTGCTTTAGATGGTAAACAAGCAAACTTTTCAGATAATGATGTTGAAAGAAGAAATACTATTGCTCAATTACTAGCAGATTGGGGTTTGATTGCTATATTAAATAAAGATGTTGCAGAAAAGAAAGCACCTCTTTCACAGATAAAAGTTTTATCGTTTAAAGAAAAGAACGAGTGGGACTTACAAGCAAAATATAACATAGGTAAAAAAGCAGAAGATGAAGGCACCGAAGTTTAGAGAATTTATTAGCGAAGAAATACAAAGAAGCGATATACAAATCGCTATCTTATCTAAAATAAATGCTGATAGTAAATCTGTTGTTAGTAATATGATACTAGCAGAATGTAAAAAGAGAAACATACCTTGTTATCTTATCAACACATCAGAAGCATGGGTATCTAAAAATGATTTAGAAAAAGGTACCTTAACTATCTCTAACATAGATGGTGAAGATACACAGGCCGAGTTTGATTTATCAAAGACAATATGTTTTACAAGAGCAGGTGTATTAGATGATGAAACAGGTTTAGCATTATTATCAACATTTGAAAACGCAGGTGCATTTATGATCAATACTAGAAATAGTATGTTAACCTGTGATAATAAAATGTCAGCATATATTGCTTTTGAAAGAGATAATATTCCTACACCTAGAACTGCTCTAATATCAAATGAAAAAAGTTTGATAGACGCACATGAAAGATTAGGTGGCAACTATCCTGTAATTATGAAAACACTAACTGGTACTCAAGGTATTGGTGTATCAATAGTTGATTCAGAAAAAAGTATGGTATCAGTTGCTCAATCACTATGGAAATTTGACGCTGCTTTATTACTACAAGAATTTTTAAAGTTTGATTTTGATATTAGAACTATTGTTGTTGATGGTAGAATACTTGCGTCAACAAAAAGAATAAGTGCTAAAAAAGATTTCAGATCAAACAGACATAGAGAAGCAACCACTGAACCATATAAATTATCAAACGAAGAAAAGAAAATAGTATTAGACGCTGCTCGTTCAGTGGGTGCATATATGGTTGGCGTTGATCATGCAAAAGTAAATAATCAAATTTATGTTTTAGAGTGTAATGGTTCACCAGGTATTGGGTCAAAGTTTGCTTCATATAAAACTGATTTGAAAGATAGAGAATATGTAGGACCAACGAGTTCAGAAAACGTAGTTAAAAAACTATTTGATTATCTAACGCAAGACGCACACAGAAAACATTCCTTTACTAAAGAGTCAGGCTTTCAAGAGAGAATAATTATTGATGGTTATGGACCAGTTAGAGCAAAGTTTGACACTGGTAATGGCACACTTGCTTCTATGTTTGCAGTTGATAAGATAGATGTTGAAAATCAAAAAACTGTTAGATGGGAGAAAGATGGTAAAAAGTTTACAAGTAAATTAGAAGGATATTCTGAAGCAACGAGAATGGATATGGTTGACAATAGACCAATTGTAAATGTAAACTTAACTTTCAATAATAAGTATTACAAAGATGTGCCTATAGGTCTAACAACAAAAGATTCAAGAAGCACATTTTTAATTAATAGAGATTTGATGACTAGATTTAAAGTCAATGTAAATCCAAATAGAAAGTTTGTGCTTTCTTCTTGGATAGAAAGATCAGATAATAACGATACAAGAGGAGTTAATCTACCACTTGAAAAACTTTAATACACGCTTTACAAATCATTTGTATTGTGTTATAATAAATCATGAAAGGAAGTGAACATGGCAAAAAAACATCAAACAGATAATCCACTATTTAGAGCATTAACAAAAAAGTATGAGGCAGATATAGCACATGCTAGTGCTACTTTACAAATTTATTTTGATAATCCTGTTGGCATAGGCGAACATCCACAACATTTAGAAGAAATGGATAAACTAGTTTGTCAACTAGCAACAGCAGAGGATAACTTACAAGCATTAAATAAACATTTTAATAATACACAGATATAGTGAAATTTTATACTAGCGTTCTACCATTCAAAGGTAAACTACTGGTGCGTGGTGTCAACCACGATGGTAGTCATAAAAAATACAGAATAAATTATAAACCTGATTTATTTATTCCTACCAAGAATCAATCTAAATACAAAACACTAGACGGTCGTAATGTTGACAAAGTAAAATTTGAAAGCATCTATGAAGCGAGAAAATGGATTGATGAATATAAAGATGTAACTAACTTTGAATATTTTGGTAATACAAGATATCAATATCCATTTATTACAGATGAGTTTCCTGGCAAGATAGATTGGGATATCAAACAAATAAAATTACTTACAATAGATATTGAGTGTGAAAGTGAGAATGGTTTTCCTGATGTAGATAGAGCAGATGAGGCATTGATTTGTATAACTGTAAAAGACCATACATCAAAAAGAATTATTGTCTTTGGCATGGATAACTTTGTCAATGATCGTGATGATGTTCAATATATAAAATGTAAATCTGAAATAGATTTGATACACCAGTTTACTAGATTCTGGTGTGAGTATCAACCTAATATTATTACTGGTTGGAATGTAAAGTTTTTTGACATACCTTATTTGTTTAATCGTTTCAAATATATTATGGGCGAAGAATATCTAGCACAATTTAGTCCTTGGGGTGTTGTTACAGGCGGCACATCATTGTCATTAGGTTATAATCGAACACAAAACTATTATGATATTCTTGGTGTTGATGTGTTAGATTATCTTGACCTATATCGTAAACACACATTTGTTAGGCGTGAAAGTTATAAACTAGATTATATAGGCGAGGTAGAATTAGGTGAAAAGAAAACTGAAAATCCATATGATACTTTCAAAGAGTTCTATCAAAATGATCATCAATTATTTGTAGAGTATAATATTCAAGACGTTGAGTTAGTTGATAAGTTAGAAGATAAAATGA